CGTGAGGAACTCGTCGATCAAGTCGAGCGAGATGCCGGGAACGGTCTGCTGCAAGCTGAGCCGGATTTGACCCCAAGTGAGAACGCCCATAGTTTCAGTGCCTGTAACTCGCGAGCAGAATGTCTCCCGTCGCCGGCGGCGAGACGATGAAGAAAAAGGAATTGCCTGTCACGGTGTAGTCGATGCCCTGCGCCATCAGCATCCCGTTGAGCCACACGTACAGACTCGAGGTCGGATTCGGTGTTCCCGGCAAGGTGAAGTTGATGTTGACGCCGTTCACTGAGCCGCTCGGCGTGATCTGGTCGACGAAGATCGGGGTGCCTGAAATCTGCGAATAGGAATAGTCACCGGTTTGCGCGATGACGGCCCCGGTGCGTCCGAAGACGCTGTCGATCGTACCGCCGCTACCGCCTCCGGAGGGCGTCCCCGGTCCCCAGCTCGAGCCGCCCCACACAGGCGTGTTTCCGCTCGAGGCCCCACTCTGCGCGAGCTGACTCAATGTAAGCTGGCCGCCGATCTGCGAGAGCGTGCAAACGGTCCAGCCCCCGACCCAGCACAGCACTTGTCCATTCGAGGCTCCGCCCGAGGCGATTTGGCCGAATCCCAATTGTCCAGTGAGCGATGCCAGGCCGGGAACCTGGGAAGCGGTGGCGGCCCCGGAGAGTAGAGCGAAGGAGTAATCCCCGCTCAGAGGCTGCACCGCCCCCGTGCGCCCGTTGAAGCTGGAAACGTACCGCGTCGTCCCAGCGACTCCGGGGTTCGTCCCGAGCGCTTGCGGTTGAGCGTCCCAGGAGAACAGCACGGTCAAGAAGATGAGGAGGCAGCCGCCCGCGATCGTGCGCCCGACTGTCGGCATGATGGGCTGGCCCTCCTTACGGAATGATCTCGGCGCTCAGCGAGTACGTGTAGCTCGACGAATCTCCGGCGACTACGTTGACGTCCCAGATCGTGGGCAAGGGGCGCAGAACGCATTCCTTGACGTTTCCGGCCGCCGTCCCTTCGGCGAGGCCCATTTCGTAGACGTAGGTGCCCGTGCCGACAATGGCCGATCCGCCGGTGGTGAGTGCCACCGCATTGCCGCTGATCGCGTCGTAGCCGCGGATCTGCGGTTGGAGGCCGCCGGTGCCAGTCGCCACCGTCACGTTCAGGTAGAGACGCACGATGCGTGCGTCCCGGTCCGTGAACTTGATCGTGGCGGTCGAAGCGGTGCGCGCGGCGCTCGCGAGCAATTGCCGTCTGGCTTTCACTTGCGGCATGGGTTACAGCCCCTGGATGAAGTAGAGGCCGTAGAATCCGTTGAAGCCGCAGCTGAAGCGCATCCAGCCGGCGGTCTTGATCGAGCGCGAGTCGAACTCGACGTCGTGGACGGTGTTGAACGGCTCGCGGTTGTAGAACCGCAGCTCGGTATCCTGGACGTCGGCTTCGATCATCCAGTTCGTGCCGGTCATGTAGTCCCACACCATCCAGGAATCGAAGCTCGGCATGCCGGCGCGCTTCCGGAACGCATTGATCGTCCGGTTCGCCGTATCGGGCCGCCAATCGGATCCGCCGAGCAGCTCCGCCATCGTGAACTCGAACACCGGCGGAACGATCGCCCGCTTCGGCGGGATCCGCAGCTTCTTGCCGCGATGATCGACCGTGGTGCGCATGTCCGAGAGGGCGAGCTGAATGGACGTCACGTCCGGATCGCTCGCATAGGCGAGCAGGTTGGTCTGCGTTCCGCCGCCGATCAACGGGTGAGCGGTCGAGGCGAGAGACACGCCGTCCGGACCGAGTTGGGTAGTCGAGAGCGCCAGGTTGATGACGTTAGCGGCGACCACTTCCTTCGTTTCTTTCGCCGAGCGGCCGAGCTCCGTCGCAAGCTTCCGCACGATACCGAACTTGTCGTCGTCGAGCGCGACCTTCGAGACCTTGAAGCCCAGCGTGTATTGCGCGTGGGTGTAGGTCTTGTTGAAGCCAGGCAACGGCTGGTCGTAGCGGGTGAACTGACCTTCACCGACCTGAATGAATTGGCCGAGCCCCGTGACTTCGGTCGTTTGCTCGATCCCCCGCGTGGACTTTTCCATGCGATAGACTTCGCTGAATTCGTCCGGAAACTGGCTGTACTTGGTCATCACGACCTCGTCGATCGCAGGCAGCATGCTCTGCAAGTAGAGGTCAGGTAAAATTGTGCGAACTAACATTCAAAATCTCCTTCTTCTTGCGCGCTTCCTAGCTCTCGACGCGGACACCCAAAGGGTTGTCGATGACACCGCAAAATCCGAACGGATTCACGTTGAAGGCGTACAGATTGCCGCTCGACGGAGTGAGCCCGTATCGGACGCTGGCCACAAAGTTTTTGTAGGCGGCCGACGACACGATGTTCGAAGTCGTGAGCGGAGTCGTGCTGTTCGGATCCGTCGTCGGCGAGGGCGCGGGCGCCGTAGCCAGACCGATCGCCGACGGGCAAAATGCAATCCCGTGAACGTGGGTGCTCGACGTGATTGCGACCAACTCGCTCACAAGAATCTCCGCCAGTACGTCGCCGGAGTAGAAACGACGACGCCCATCCACGAAGTTCGAAGCGACGAATCCGGCGTCAGGCTCGGCGGCCACCGTGTTGACGGAGAGCGCTTGCGCTTCGCTGAGCACGAAGATGACGGGCGCGCCTCCGAGATACGCTGTCTGTCCGGTGATCTCGGTAATGGCCAAATTCAGAATGGTCGCGGAGACGGAACCAGAGGCGGCCGTGCCAACCGGTGTGTTCGTGGTGAATTGGGCATATAAGGCCAACAGAATCGAGTCGAGGTAGCCAATCGCCATACTGCGTGCGAGGAAGTCGATCAGTGCGTCTGATCGGAGCATGTAGGCCGGGTTCACGGTGACAGTGGTACCAATCGGGAAAGTCCCCGAGGTAGAACTCAACTGCGCGTTGCCGGGGGTAAAGCTACCGCTGCTCCCGATGAGGTAAGGCACGAGCGGGCCACCATTGGTCTGCCCTGTGGACAAAGTGGAAGGAACAGTTACGACGCCCGACGCATTGCCTCCGCCGCTAGTCGCGGCCGCGGGCACAGCCAGACGCAAGCAGTTCTTCGCAACCACCGAATATTGCACCAGGTAGGTCGCGAGCTTCTGCGCCAGCTTCTGAGCCAACGTCTTCGCCATGGCCACAGTGGGGACCGTGTTGGGATTGAACACCTGGCCGATGAACCAGTCGGGGGCATCATCGGCGGCCAGATCGAGCTGCACCCCACCCACCTTCAAGGTTTCGCAACTCAGGTTGGTGAAGTTGGTGTAGGGTGTGCTCGTCTTCGTTTGGAACGGGAAGTTGGCCATCGCTTAGACTCCCGTCGTCTGCTTGTTCGCGAACTGGTGCAACACGATCTCAACTTCAAAGATCGGATAGGCTGCGTTGTCCGGATTGACTCCAACGTTGTTGACGAACTGGCGAATCCGCACGTCGCGTGTGGAAGTCGTCGCGATCGTCGTGTGGTCGATGACGACCTGGCTCTGTTTCGTGGTCGCATTGCCAGCGGTCAGAACGAAATTTGCGTTCTTGCCCACCTTCGACGCGATCGTCTCCGCCGCCGAGTCATCGCACTGCGCGTAGAAGAGCGCGGACGGATCGTCAATCACGAGCTGCTCGGTCGCCGCGCTGGCCGCACCGTAGTTGAGGGAGACGCCCAGCCACAAGCCCGTTCCCGGCGTCCCGTTGCCGACCGCCGTCTTGCACGAAGGCATCGGGTTGCCACCGGCCGGATTCGTAACGGAGGACGCGACCTTCATCAGGACGTCGCCCATGAAAATCGCGGTGGCGTCACTCGACGGTTTGCCGTAGCTCTGCACACCGATCGGAGCGCCGCTTAGCGAAAAGCCCATCCAGCGCAGTCCAAAGGCATTCTGCGTTGCCATAAGAAGACACCTCTCTTGTGGGCCGCTCGACGCGGTCCCTTCTGACAATTCGTATTGATTGCGAAAGGTTCAGCTAGCCGATGCGCACGGTCCGGCCTGTCTCGGTGTTCGTGAAGTCCCCGGTCATTTCGCCGGGGGCCAGAACGCGGAGTCCCAGGTCCTTCCCTTCAGCCTTCAATCGGTTGACGGCGTCGCCGTACTCGTCCGACATCGACTGGACACGCTCCGTGCTTTCCTTTTCGCCCTTGCGCAACCGCTTCCGCTGGATCCGCTCGGGGATCTTGCCAAGCGTCAGGGTTCCCAGTTTGACGGGATCGCCGCGTTCATCCATGACTGGCTGATAGCCGCGGAGTCCCAGAGTTCGCGATGCGTTGTCGGACATGAAACCGTACGCCATGCCCGGCTCGCGGTACCGCTCAACCGTCTCCTCCATCGGAGAGGGAGCGAGCATCAAATCTTCGTCGGCATCGTCCTCGTCGATGATACGATTGCGGACTGCTTCCCGCTCCTCGATCATCTTTTCGGGATCCGTCGCCGTGTGCTTCATGCGCTGGGCCACCGGGGCCTGCGGCTTGCTGTAGTCGATCCGGCTCGGATCGATCGCGTGGATCGGATCGGGCTGCGGGTTCTCGGGGTCGAAGGTGCGCGGATCCGGCTTGCCGACGCCGGTCTGCACCTTTCCGAATCGAGTGCTGTTCGAGTTTCTGTTCGGAGTCCCCATGGTTACCTCGCCCTCTGAACGCCTTCCTTGGCGCGCTTTTTGTACGCTTCGTGGCTGATGCCGAACTTGTCGGCGATCATCTTTTGCGTCTCGTCGAGCTCGTCGC